AAATAATCCTCGATTAAGATAACCAGAATTGTTATTTATGTTAAATCCAACATTATTAATAGTGAGTGGAGTCTTGGACTGTGGAGAATCGGTAAAATTTGCGCTTGATACATAAAAAGCAGCATAACCATTCAGATTATTACCGCTAGTAAACCTTGTTGTCTCTGGATCTTTTCCTATAAAAGATAAACCGCCCGGGAAAGAGCTCGATATACTAGTATTACTAGAACCATAATTACCTGGATTTTGTAAATATAACTCATGATCCCCTTCTTTAAACAAAAGAACGGCAGAGTTATCGTAGTAGCCAGCATCTATAGCATCATACATACCGCCAAAAGGATTATCGTAAGAACCGAGCGTACCTTTTGTTACTACAATATCACCTCTCATATTTTCATGCCCTAATACTGTACATTGATAATAGTATGTGTCTGGATATTTTGGAGTAAAAGTGGTTGTCCCGCCAGATTCAGAAGCTACTTCAACTCCTTGACTATTATAAATCGCAACAGGATGGCCGCCAGTATTATTCGTGAAAGTTAATGTATCTTGAATATTCGCGCTAAGAGCTGGATCTGTTCCTACTGCATCTCCACTAAAGGTATAATTATTACCATCCCCACTGTCTAAAGTATAATTATATGATGCTTGGGTAGGGCTATGATTATGATCTACCCATAAACCATTCGGGTATTTTTCTTCTAATGGATTGATGCTCTTAAATCCACCGATCAATGGCGAACTTGGTCTTAATGAAAAATTACCATTATCCGCATCAATAAACAATGGATTAATTGTTTCTCCACCAGGAATATTATTAGTAATAGATCCACCTGCAGCAGAAATTGGATTTTCAACATAAAGGATATTTTTTCCTTCAGTAGACATACCGGATGAAAAGTTCTGGATGCTAAAAGTATCCTGTAAATACTTATAATAAAAAATATTTTTTTTAAAAATAACACCCGAAGCCTGATACACAGTATTATACTGCGCATTTTTAACTCTAGCATAAAATGTACAGTTTTCAACCAATCCAGAACCACTATTAAACCAAAAAGACGGACCTCTATAAGAAAAATCAAAAGTACAATTTCTAATAACCGATCCCGCAGTTAAATTATCAATAGGTCTAGATGAATTACCATTAGATGACTCTTGCTTTAAAGGCGTTAATTTAAAAGTGGGAGTTTCTTGCGTTATCAAACAACCAATTAAATAAGATGGAGTAGAAGATCCTTTCCCAAAAACGTAATTCCAAACACTACTTTCATTAACCAAAACTAAATTCTCTGCTTTTGCACAATTATTATATTTAGTAAAATGACCGCGAATGTAAGCCTTGAGCCTATTCTTAGCTGTTATATTAACATTGTTAAAATTAGGATGCATATAACTAGCGCCTTTAGTTCGGGTCCATCGATATTCTCCATCACCAAGTATAATTTCTCCCTGTGATCCAGCAGCTTCGACAGCGAAGTTTGTACCTGATGAATATAAAGCATACTCACCAATGGTAGATGTTGTCTCATCTAAATTAGAAAAGTTAGTTGCAGATATTGCGCTGGAAACTAAAAATGGATACTCTTCACTGCCAGCTTTAACCCAGTCGGAAGTATTTACATCGGGAGTTGTGGTGGAATTATTGTCTGTTATACATACCAAAATAACGTTTTGCGATCCATCATTATATTCTACTCTATCACCAATAACGTAATTAGTTGCCCCAGTTGAGTCCCATACTGTTCTACTATAATTATCAGTTATTTCTACATATACAGTTGCCATTATATACCTTTTCCTATTAATGGAGATTTGGGCCTTAAGGAATAATTACTATCTTCATGTGAACTTTCATGAAATTTTATCATTAATGGATCTCCATCAAATATAATTTCAGAATCATTATAACTTGATACATCAAAATTATATGAAGCACAATTAATAACCGTAGATCCACTATGTACAGGAGTCGCGCTTTGCTGCCAGAATGCTGCAAAAATACAATTTCTAAACGTCGGAGTTTGAGTGTTAAATTTTGAACCGTTCTGCCTGCGATCAATAAATAAACATTTATTAAATTCTCCCAGGCAATGAATCGCATAAACAGCAACCTGTTCTATAATACATTCATCAGCAAAAATTTGACCACACGAAATATACTTCTCGCACTTAACGTAACAACCCTTAAGATAGATATCTATACCAGGTACATTCCATATAAAATGATCGACCACCCAAAGATAAATATCCTTCAACCTTAACACTTGAGATGTTAACGCGCCTATATTCAAACGCCCGTTATCTTTTATTATTGCTTGATGTTTATTTTCTGCAACGAAAGTAACGAAAGGTAAATTAGTATCAACAAGCTGCCCACCCCCCGTAGTAAAAACATATGTCCCATCCTTCATTATAATTTGTTTGGAGCTCGTACTAGCTGCCGCAAGAGTGGCTTCATTAAATTGACTAAAATAGTAAGGATCAGAATCAGTCCCAGTACCAGTTCCACTTCCTGTTTGCATCCATATTGCATCTGCGCTAAATGATCTTTTGTTTATTCCTCCAACCAAATGAGAATAACTTCTTAAATTAAATATACCACCTTCAGGATCAATCAACCTAGGATCCTGATAATTCAGAGGCAATACATTCGAGGGAATGTCAATATAAATCGTACCGAGATACTGCGTATTAGTAGAGCTAGGATCATCAAAAGAGCTTCCGTTTATACCATAAAGACAAGAGTTAGCGATAACATAATTTGCCTGACTAACCGTAACGCGCGCGTTACTAGTAAACCCAAGATTTCCACCGTTACCAGAACTATAATAACCGTAATTCATTTTTCCATTACCATGAACAATACAATCTCTTACAATGATAGGTCCATAAGGAGGGCCATGGCTCCAAGATCCAACTCCGCCCTGACCAACTAAATATAAAGCACTAGATACTGGAGTATTAGATCCAACATAAAACGTACACCCCAAAAGATCCATGCGATCAATTGCAACAAAACCACTACTATTCAATCCCCCAGTAGATGCGCTACCCCAAGCGCAAGAAATGGTAGAATTTTTAATGTATGATCCACCTGCAGCCGCACGGCACCCCGGAGTAGAACTACCCCCAATTGCTGCAGATCTAGCATTCACTACTATCCCCTCAAACAAACAATTCTCTATTTTTAATATTGAATTAATGCTACTTCCCTCTAATTCTAATAAACCATATTGACCTCTTAAGTTTTTAAATTTAAATCCTTTTATTTCTGTTTCTAAATCAGAAGGAGCAGCAATATCTATATTGTAAGTATCTGCGCCATTTATATGGCATTTTGTTAGTGGTAAATATTTCCTTCCTGCTCCGAAACTAAATTGCGAAGCCAAAGTAATTTCTTCATCAACAATATATATTGTATCATTGTTTAAAGAAATGGAAACAGCTTGTGATATTGTGGCGACAGCATTCTCTGGAGACGTTCCGTCATTCGCGTCATCGCCGTTAGCGCTATCAACATAAAATATATTATTAGCGCTAGGAGCAGTATATATTCCCCCGATCAAAGGCGAACTTGGTCTTAATTGTAAACCTGAAGGATCGTCGTTTAGAACTAATTTTGGATTTATATTTCTTATTTTTTCTGAATAGTCTTCGTGGAAAACATTACTGTATTCCCTTAAAGTGTTAAATGTAGCTGAATTATCTCCTATGTATAAAACATTACGCTGGAAATCTACATTACCATTGTTACTACTTAAAATCGTAATTTCTTGCCCAGCTGATTCAGAAAAATAAAATATATTATCTTTAATTACAACACCAGCGCGGATATTACGTAAAAATATAGCATTAGTAAAAGACTTAAACCAAAAACTGCAAGATTCAATAAATGATTCTTGTCCTACGCTATGAACCTGTGAATCATATAAAAAATTATAACTACATGTTTTAGACGGAAAAAAGAAAGAACATCTTTTAAACCCAAAAAAAGCTCTAGAACAAATATACACATCGGAATTAGTCATATCTCCATATCCAACATCTGATGCCCGCTCGCTAAAAAGACAGTCTGTAAACTCAATTTTATTTAAGTTGTTATAAATAGAGCCCAATATATTACCGTCTGATCCACTCTTATATATATCACATTTATCAATTTTACCATACATAGAGTCTTGATCATTATGACCAACCGCAGAACCTAGGGTTGAATTAATACATACTATAGTAAATTTCTTTATAGACTGCTCAGGTTCAATAGAAAAACCGATAACGGCAGCATTAAGATTAGTTTTAAAAATAGGATTAGGTTTATCTGATACTATAATCATTCTACCAAGAGAATATGTAGATTCATCGCGTCGAAGATGATGCCAAAGCGATCCATTGATCCCGGAAGACTTCCATCTGTTATTTACCGCCTCAAGATAAGTCTCTCCGAACACAAGATTACCATCTACAGAATGATATGGATACTCTCTTGAAGTGCCAGCTTCAATCCAATTAATAGAATCTTCTTCGGGAGAAGTTGTAGAAGAATTATCTATCAAGCAAACATAAGTTCTCCAACTAGCAAACTCAGTGCCGTTGCTGGCATAAGATTTTAATGTGGACGACTGTAAATATACTCTATCGCCAACCACATAAGAGTTTCCGGAAACCCATTGAGATCTAGAGCTAGATCCAACAGACTTTACATAGACGGTTGACATTAGAAATAACCACCGTCAATTAATAATGGCGCTGGATTGGCTCCTATAGATGCAGATTGAAAGCCCTGTCTAATTGGCAAACCATTGGTTCCTAATGAGTCGCTATCTCCATTTATTAAAGAATACGACTCTGAATCAGTATGTACAAATTCTATATCCTCAGGAGTGTCATTAGAATCAACTTTAACCGCAATTCCTAAAGCTAAGGCGTTATTAGGAGAAACTTCTTCGTCCCCTCCAACCAAATGAGCAACTCTATTGCCTAATACATCTTTAGTAAATAAGATAAAAGAATCTTCATCAGAGTAAATTCTTGTATCTACAGGGTTGATAGGGTGCGCTCCAATATCAGTTGCGCCTTTTACTTGAAAGTCGTTAAATCTATACCAGCCAGATTCTAGCCCTCCTTCTCCTTTTGTACCAACAACGAATCTATTTTGGTCTGTCAGCAATTTAAATTTCAAGTCGTCTTGAATGTCATCTAAAACATCTGAAGTCCCAAGACCTAATTTATCTGCACTCAATAAAGTGACAGGATTACCCTCAATATCTAAAGCTTTTGGCACGTAATTAAAAAACACAGCCTGCTGGTTTTCTGGATCAGGTTTAATTTCCGCTTCACCGAACGTTATACCAGATTGATCAAAAAGCACTTGTCCAGCTTGATTAGCTTGTAAAGATACGTTTCCCCCCAATTTAACTCCAGAAGGAAGAACTAGTTTTCCTTCGTCGAGAGATATGCTTTCGTCACCAATAAACAATGAATTATCGCTCAAATATAAATGTCGAATTTTTTTCTCCGCAGAGCCCAAATCATATTGAGCGTTTTGAGTCGGCAATATATGCCCATCAATCGTTGTTATTCCAGAAACGCCAAAATCACCTTGAACTTCAGCACTTCCATCACTTTCTACTTGTAGCAACTCTTTTCCATCAACTCTAAGATCTTGAAATCTTCCAGTGTCAAAATAAGCTGCGCCCCAAGCGGTATCTTCCAAACCTAAACCTCCTTCTCCGCTTGCCCTTGGAATTATTATTTTTGTTGCCATAGTATTATCTACACTTTATTTTATAATATAGTTAAATAGTCTCCTGTTTGCTCAAAATACTGTCCAGATTCATCAAATGAAGCGTATCCAGTTTCTCTTGGAATTAGTGTGTCATTTTCTCCTGTTTCCCATAAATGTATAGCAGGATTAGACGTAATTATAGATTCATTTCTTAGAACAAGAGAGTTGCCTGATTCATCAAACCACAGTAAAGACTCTACTGGAGGCACAACAGAATCTCCGATTTCATCAGGATTTGCTGAAATTAAAATATCTAAATAGCAATCGGGATCAGTAACTTGACTTGAAAATTTTACATCAAACCTTTGGGTATTTAAATTATAAACAGAATGAGAATATGTGCCTGTAGGCTCGGAGTCAAATCTAATTGAAGCAAACACTCTTGGGTTAGCGAGATATTGCTTAAAGTCCCCAAGTGAATTATATGATATATTTAAAGATGAAGAATTTTGAGGAACACTGATAGACTTAGAAAAAACGTTGGAAGAACTAGAAGATGGGGCTTGCCCGAGTTTTCTCATAAATACCCAATCTTCGGTATTATTTTCGCCAGTTTTTTCGTAAATACTATTTGAATCAGTATCTATATATTCTGAGCCAATCATACCTGCGGCATAAATACTACCGCTAGGATGGCCAGTTGCAAGAATAAGAGGTTTTCTTATTCCAAGGTTAGCGTTAACAAAACTTTCGAAAGCCCCCATGTCTTAAGCCTCCTTTTGGCTATGATATAACAATGCCGCAGAATACAAATCCAAATTATATTCCAATGACAAATCGTTTACTTCTGATAGAGGAGTTAATTGTTCTATATGATTAATATCTTCTATACAAGATTTGACACTATCCTTCCAACTTGAATTTTCATTCGAAAGAATAACAGATTGACACAATTCGTCAACCATTTCTTTTTCTTGTTTTTTTAGCCGTTTTTTATTAAGTTTCTTTTTAATTTCGGCAACAGCGAATAATCTTAAATCTTCTGTGCTATAAATTACCTCTTGTATATTCTCTCTACTAAATGATGCTGAACTGGATTGCTGGGGAACACCAGAAGTTCCTACGGGGCGACCAACTTCTTGTTTCGCTTTTTGCGCGGGAGCTGCATCGCTACCTGTTTCTGGAGTAATCATAGGAACTCCTCCAACTATAGGATTAAACATCCCATCCTTCCTTTGTTCAACATATTCTTTTTGAGCTTCTTCTAATTCAGATGGATCAGGATAAACACCTTTATCAAGAACTTCCATTCCCTGCTTTGGAGTAATAACCCCAAGCTCTATCAAACGAGTCGCCACACGTTGAAGCTGAACCTCATCTTTAATATCCGTTTCTTGAAATTTAACTTTAGGATACTTTCTAAAGCCTAGGTTTTGGCAAACCATCTTAATTTGAGGCTGAAGAAAATCATAAATAAATGCATTCCTAGATTCTTTAAGTCTTTCTAGAAATATTTTCGCCTTTACCTGGGTGTTGCTATATCTCTCATCTCCAATAATGACATTCTGTAAGCCTTCCTTAATGTCGTTATTAATTACTTCGTATTTAGCTGGACCAACAACCTTACCAATATCAGGAATAATAAATTGAGCTTTTGTTGTATAATCGCTAACCAGTACCCTTCCAACGCTTTCGTTCTTGAAAAGTGTCTGCATAGCTTCCATGTTCCTAGGATTAATACCGCCCTTATCAGGCTCAGCGCCCATAGTAATCAGTAATATTACATTTTCTATTGTGCGACAAATTGCTTGATCGATTTTCTTCAATTCTAATTTTGCATTAATATCGTCAAGTACAGGAAATCCGAAAGGTACAGCGAAAGGTTCATAATCCTGCTTTTTATAAAAAGAGTATATTAGGTTAGAGGGGTTCAACTTAACCCGAATTCCATCTTGATTATATTTCCCCGTTTTGATTTTTTCTTTTATCTCTGGCGTCAACGATTCGTAAACCTGCAAATCGTAATCTGTTTTTGGGTTCTTTAATCTCTCAATGTCGTACTCGGATAATACTTTTTCATAATTACCGCTTTCAAAAGAAGAAGCTTTTGCTGCAGTAATGTCATATGGATTCAAAACAATATATTTAACAGGCAATTTTCCCGGTTGAAGGGATATAGTGGAGCCATATATTTTACTTAAATTATCAAAATCTTGTTGTGTAAACTTTCCGTCTACCCTATATAAAAATATATTACCACTCCTGTAATATTCCCTAAAGTATTGATCCTTAAGGTTCCATAAATTAACTTTATCAAACCATTTATATATAAAGTCTCTAGATTTTTGAGTTCCTCCCTCTAGATATAAATTAGCGTTAGCGAATTCCGCCATTACATCAATAGCGTTCCTAAATACAGAAATATTAGCATAAGCCTTTTGACATAACTCAATAGTATCTCTTATATTAACCCCATCACTACCATACACATAAGGTAGCATCCCCCCCGATATATTAGAAAATCTAAATTTTTTATTATCTTTATGAACTACATTCCTCCTTGACGCAAACTCATCTGCTTTTGAGGCGCTTCGGCTATACGAAGCTGCATGAGACTCGGTGTAATATGGATCCCCTGCAGCAAAAGGGGTCGAGAAATCATTCTTTATAATTGAATTTATACTCGCATCACTATTTTTTTCAAACTTATCCCAGTAATCGGAGCGTTTGATATATTTTCTTTTGCTCATTCATTATGATACACAAAAGTTAAAGTAAAGTCTAATAAAAGTCTAAAGTTAACTTTCAACTTTTAAACTTTTATTACATTGTGTATATATCGAATATGAGCAATAGGAACAAAATATGCATTGTTAAAGTTCGAGGTAAGGAAATGGTGGGCAAAGTCTTAGAGGAGTATGAGGAGATTGGCGGGCCAGATGATGGAGCTATGTTCGCTCGAATAGAATTAAACAACGGACAAACTATTACAGTTAAAATGTCAAATATAGAGTGTAATGATTTATATGAGTAATCACACGCACAACTCCAACTTCAGATACAGTAACGACAACAGAGACTTGAACCCACAAGCTCACGACTACCCGTCTCAACAAGAAATAAATAAAAACTCCGAAAAAGGAGACAGAGATTATTACCCAAACGACAACCAAGGTCACTACGCAAACTCCAATAGGAACAGTATTCTGACTATAGATCCAACAAACAAAAAACAACCGCCAAACTCAAACTATAAAATACCATGATTTTTGCAGTACTTACATTGATTTCCGCTTTAAGCATATCCTGCATAGCGGCTTACTTTAGCATAATAGGTTTAGCTACAATATTCCCAGGCTCTATTGAGGCGGTTATAGCTATGGGAGCAGCTTTGGAAGTCGGTAAGATTATAGCGGCTATATGGCTGCATAATAATTGGAGTTCAGCGCCAAGAATGATCAAGATATATTTATTCTCAGCGATATTAGTTTTAATGGGTATAACAAGCATGGGTATCTTTGGGTTTTTATCCAAGTCGCATATTGAACACCAAAATCATGCAGAAAAAAATATAGCCTTATCTTCTCAAGTCGAAACTAAAATCACTAGAGAGCGCGAATTTATAGAAAGACAAAAGGATTTAATACAGCAAACAGAAAATAGCAATAAAAATCTTAGCGACAAAAGCCAAGAGAACATTAAATTAGAACAAGAAAAGATAGATCAGCTAAATATTCAATTAGAAAAAGACATAGCGCTTGACAGCAAAATGCTCCTACCAATTCAATCCAGAATAGATGAATTAAATAAAGAATTAAATGAAGTAAGGAATAAGCCTGGTGGACTTTTCTCGAATAAAACAAAAGAAATAGAAAAAATCACAACAGAACAAGCGCAAGAAAGAGGGGAATTATCAATTAAAAAATCTGATATTGAATTACGCATTTCAAAATACAGAAATGAAACATCTACATTAATATCCGATATAAGAAAAAGAATACGAGAATATCAATCTATTGGATTCGAAAAACCAGATGATGCAAAAAATAAAATAGAAGAGTATAATAATAAAATTTCTATTTCATTAGATAGGATTGATGAATTAGAAAAAGAGAAATTTAACTACGACGACGGCTCTAGGCAGCTAGAAGCAGAGGTTGGCCCAATTAAATATGTAGCAGAACTTATATCTGATTTTACTGGAGTAGAATTTGACATAGGGAAAGCTGTTAGGATAGTCATAATAATACTTATTTTTGTATTTGACCCCCTCGCAGTTCTTCTCGTGCTTGCTGCACATATAAGTTTAATGAAAAGGTTTCCAGGCTTAGAAGTAAATGAAAGTGATATCATTGTAAAAAAATCGAAGATTAAAATTTTATCCAAAGAACTCGAGGATCAAGAAAGAGAACTTTCTGAAAAGAAGAAGGATCTAGAGCAAGAAGAAAAAATAATAGAACTTAAAGAGTCTCAAGTAAATTTATATAAACAACAAATAGAGAAATATAAAGAGTCCTCTAGACGAGCAAAGATAGATGCAGAAAAAAGAGTTATAGAACTAGAGAAACATTTACCTATAAAAGAAGAAATAGAGTCTTTATACGAAAAGAAACAAAACGCTAAAGAAGAGCTTCAACAAATAAAATCTTCAAAAAAGAAGGTTCTAGAAAAAGCGGATGAATTTAAAAAAGATATTAGTGAGATTAAGAAGATCGCATTAAAAAGAAAAGAAAATGAAGAACTAATTTCTTCTAGCAAAAGCGCTATATCGATATTCTCCTCCGAAATAGATGTGCTGAAAAAAAGTCTTGCAGATTTAACAAAAACAGAATCTAACAGGTCTGAATATATAAATGAACTGAGAAAGCAAATGGATAAGCAGGAAGACAGGATAAGAGACCTTGTTGATCAGAACGATCAAATTAAAAAAGAAAAACAAAACCTAGATAAAGAAGCTCAAGATCTCAAAGAGTTAATGAAGTCAGAAATGGAAATCTTAAAACAAAAAGAAGCTTCACTTAAGGAAATTTATGATTCTAAGAATCAGTTGGTCATAACCAAAGGGAACTTAAATAATTCTTATTATGCGATCATACCTTCATCAATCGGCGGAGCTCATAAATTCACAAAACTTACAGACTTCTCTCAAACAGACATATTAAATTACCAATCTGTAGCCAAGGAAATAGAAGAAAAATCTTTAGATAATAATCCAGATACAATGTGCAAAACCTTTGAGTCTATTATTAAAAAATACCTTAATCCAAAACTAGACAACAGAAGCTACAGAGAAAATAAGCCTTCCTACGAATTTATATCTTGACACAGGCCCACTAATGTGTTAGATTAAACGGGTGAAGCAAAGTTACAAAAAAGACCTAATCAGAAAATTTACAGAAGAACCAAAAAGTCAAAAAAGATTTTTTTGGGCTAGAGAGATGAAAATTTTAAATGATCTCCTAGAGATGTTTCCCAACTTAGATTTCTGGCAAAAGGTTTCTTTACCAAAATCAAATTCGCTCGCTTTACTTAGAAGCCCGATAGGCTTAAAAAAGGTAAGGAAAAAATATAGAGAATTTAATTATAAAATTCCACCTAAAATAAATATTGAAATTGGGGAGAAATTTGGAAAAGATAAGTTAATACCAAAAAAGACAAAAACAATAAGAGGATTTATAGATGAACAAAATTAAAGAAATAAAAACTACAGACCAAATATCTAAATTTTTATCTGACAAAGATAATCAAAAATATCACTACAATTTTCATGAGAGTGAAGAATATAAAATACCGAGTGGAAGCTTAAATCTAGATATAGCACTAGGGGGAGGGTTACCTGGAGGAGCTCACAGATTTACAGGTATAAATGAAGGAGGCAAAACAAGCTGCGCTATGGCGTTTGCTAAAAATTTTCAAAGAATGTTCAAAAAAGATGGCATGATTATTTACATAAAAAGTGAAGGCAGATTTAGTCCGGAAATGATCGAAAGATCTGGAATAGATATTGATCCTGAAAAATTCTTCGTATTTGATTGTAATGTATTTGAGAAAGTTTTTGAATTAATAAGAGAGCTTGTATTTCATAATGAAAATGGAAAAAAATATATGTTTATCATTGATAGTGTCGATGCCTTATGTAGGGTTAACGACATAGATAAACCTTTCGCTGAATCAGAACAGGTGGCGGGAGGAGCGCTAATCACTTCAGTGTTCTTAAAAAAAATGGTTCTACCTATTACAAAAATGGGCCATACAATGATTCTAACTAGTCAGGTCAGGGTAGAAGTTGCTACAAACCCATACGCCTCTAGAGGAGGTCCTAAAGTAAAACAGGCCGGAGGTAATGCAATAAAACATTACGCAAACTTTATTCTTGAATTTGAGGAGCGTTATAATTCCGATTTGATTTTTAAAAATCCGACAGCAACAAAACTAGATGAAAAAGGAGAACCTATAGGTCATTATTGTAAAATAAAATTTAGGAAAAGTGTAAATGAAAAAACTGGATCATCAGTTAGATACCCAATTAAATACGGACAGAAAAACGGTAAATCAGTTTGGAGAGCTAGAGAAATATTAGATATGCTGTACTTATTCAACCTAATAGATAAAAAGGGCGCCTGGATATCTGTCTCCGAAGATCTAATAAAAGAACTTTCAGACAAAAAGTTTGAGATAAATGAAAAATTTCAAGGAGAGCAAAGATTGATAGATTTCTTAGAAGAAAATGAAAAGTTAGCTGAATTCCTATATGAAGATTTCAAGAATTTAACCAATGCGCTTTAAAACTTTATTTGGAGCAACAAGAACAGTTAAAAAAGCTAAAAAATATTTAATAGACTGGGACGGCCCAAGCAGGAGCAAAATACAGTTCAAAACAAAACAATTTTTAAAAAAACATTGGAGCAATTACATAGTATTTGAAGAGTTCCCTGTAGCAGGAACAAAACTTTCTTTAGACTTTTATAATGCAAATAAAAAAATAGCGATCGAAGTTCAGGGAAAACAACACACAAGATATGTTCCTTTTTTTCATGGAAAAAATAAAATTAATTATTTAAATCAACTAAGAAGGGATCAAGAGAAATTAAAGTTCTGCGAATTGAATGATATTAACTTGATTGAAATATACGAAGAAGATACTTTGGATAAAAAATTATTCGAAAACTTTGGGGTTAATCTTTAATATGTGTAATAAAGATATTATGAATGAAGAATATATTGATCCAGAAAATTTAGAAAAGTTTAATTTACCAGAAAGTATTATTACTCAGTTATTTGAATTCTCAGGCTCCACTGGGGGAGATAGTGGTTTTATTCTCTCTTACGTAAATCAAGAAGGCTTACCATCAATCATTACAAAAGCAAACTCACCAATTATTGAAATGGGCTTACGCAAAGCTTTAGAGCAGTATTTAGAGCAACTTGCAACCCAGGAAATGCATCTAGATTCATTAAACGATTTCGGCGAAGAAGAAAGTCCTTGACTAAACGTTTATCATGTGATACCATAAAAACATGGTATATTCATACGAACTAGAACAACACTTAATAGCGGGTTTAATCAAATACCCAGAATCATATCCCCTTATCGCTTCTTTCATAGATGAAAAAGACTTCTTTGATCAGAATACGATAGTAAATAAAACCATCTTCTGTGTATTAAGGCAAAGCCTGGAGCAATCAGAATCCTTGGATGAAGTTATATTAACCCAAAGGGTGCAATCCTTAAATATTTCATTTGAAGATAACATTAATATCGCTGACTACATCAAGGCTTTATCCCTTAGACAAATTTCTAAAGACGGAGTCATTAAAGCTGCTCAAGAATTAAAAAAAATTACAGTAAGAAGGGAAATACATAATTCTTCGCTAGAGGTCGCGAAAAGCATGAAGAACCTATCAACCAGTGCGTCTTTTGATGACATTGTTGGTGAGGCAGATAAAATGTATAATGACAAAGTTAATCTCTATGAAATGGGCTCAAGTAAGCCAGAAAATTTATTTGATGAAATGGAGGACTTTATAGAAGAAAGAGGTAACAATCCAATAGACGAATTTGGGCTCATGGGCCCTCACGAAAGAGTAAATGAGCTATATGGATCCCTTCTAAGACCTGGAAACATAACTGTCGTGGTAGCAAGAGCTGGAGTGGGAAAGACTCAATTTTGTATGGATTTCTGTACGAAAGTTTCATCCATAAATGGACATGTTCCAGTATTGCATTTTGATAACGGAGAAATGAGCAAAGAAGAGCTTATTATACGTCAATGCTCAGCGCTATCAGGTGTCCCGATGCATTTATTAGAAACCGGCAGATGGAGGCAAGCTGGGCAAGAAGTTGTAACAAAAGTTAGAAAAACATGGAATAAGATTAAAAACTTTAAATTCTACTACTACAATGTAGCTGGACACAGTATTGATAGTATGCTTAACATTATTCGGAGATTTTATTATTCAGAAATCGGACGGGGAAATAAAATGATTTTCAGTTTCGATTACATCAAGACAACATACGAAAGACAAAATGGAGCTAGCTCCTGGGAAACTGTAGGTAGGATGGTTGACAAATTTAAACAATTAATTCAAAAAGAGTTATGCTTCAATGATTCTCCGGTTGTAGCAATGCTAACGAGCGTGCAAAGTAACAGGCTTGGGATAACAAACAACAGAAGCGCAGATAACGTAGTGGACGATGAAAGTATCGTGTCCCTATCAGATCAAATCACACAGTTTTGCTCTCATCTTTTTCTGCTAAGACAAAAAACTATGGACGAAATACAATCAGAACCAGAAGGCTTTGGTACGCATAAATTAATCTGTTTAAAGTATCGCTGGTTAGGTAAAGATGTACACAGAGCTCTTCAACCGATAGAGATGCCAGATGGAAGTAAAAGAAAAAACTACATAAACTTACATATGGAAAATTTTGCCCTAGAAGAGCGTGGTGACCTGCAAGATTTAGTTGACCACATGGATTCTGAGGGAGTCGAGGCGGCGCAAGGCTTCATGGAAGAACTTCCTAATATATAAATGATTTCTCAGGAAAAAATTAAAGAATCCTTACAAAGCTTAGGCTACAAGCTTTCTGACAGAGGCGCTTATTGGCAAACAAATGCGGTTTTTAGGAATGGAGACAATCAAACAGCTATACAAATTTACAAAAATACAGGGGTGTGGAAGGATCATGTTCAAAACAGTGCGTTCTCGCCGTTCAAACGACTGATCGAAGTTACCCTTGGAACAAACGACCCCAAACAAATTAAACAATATATTGATGAAGAAGATATTGGCGCAAACTATAATAAATTAACTTTTTCGGAGAAATTAGAAATGGAAGAAATATACCCAGAAAATTGTCTTAAAAAACTATTACCACATTATAAATTTTATAATGATAAAGGTATTTCTACAGAAGTATTGAAATCATTAAAAGGTGGATTCGCCACTAGCGGCAAATTAAATAAAAGGTTTGTGTTTCCAATTTATAATGAGCATAATCAAATACATGGTTTTTCAGGAAGAGACATGTCGAGTTTAGATGGTCGCCCAAAATGGAAGCATATAGGAAAGAAGAAGGGTTGGATATACCCATTATATGTAAGCGAAGAAACAAGGCAAAGCATAAACGAATCTCAATCAGTGATTTTTGTGGAAAGCATTGGTGACATGCTTAACTTAAATGAAAATGGATACAGAAACGTTTTAGTTACTTTTGGATTAGACATATCCTCAAAACTTATATGCTCTACATTAGCTCTAAATGCTTCAAATATAATTATATCTTTAAACAACGATCAACATTCATCAGAGAATCGCGGATTAAATGCAAGTATTAAAAATTACTTAAAGCTCTTAAATTATTATAATCCAAATCAAATTTCAATATGCCTACCAAATAAAAAAGACTTTGGAGAAATGTCTCAATCAGACTTTAAATTATGGAGCGAAAAGTTACAATCTACTAATCCCGAATCGCAACAAACCTTCATCATAGAAAAGATAAACCAAATACATAAATCATTGCCCAAAACTTTATTAAAAAATAAAAAAATAATAACCAATGAGTGAGTTAACTAAATTATCTGCAAGCAGAATCAAAACCGCTCAGACCTGCAGCTGGACTTATTGGTGCAATTATAAACTAAAATTACCTGACTCAGGAAACGACGGTTCTAGCAGAGGAACCATTTGCCATAATGTTTTTGAATTACTTGGCACCAAGCATAAAAGAGAATTTAATAAAATAGTTAAGGAAGGAACAATTTGGAATACAGAAGTCGTTGCGGCTCAGGTAACAAAAGAAGCTGAAGAGCTTTGTGTTAATGATTCAGAAAACCTTGAGCTTATTGACGAAATGATAGTTAATGGTTTACGGTGCGACTTTTTCGGCGATACTGAAGAAAAACCAGTAAAAGCAGAATCAGAACAATTTTTTGATTTAGAAATACATAAAGAAGAACAAGGTATTAGATATGCAATCCGCGGCTACATAGATAAACTGTTTGTTTACAAAAATAACTCAGTAATTATTCGAGACTTTAAAAGCAGTAAATCAGTTTTTAAAGGTAAAGAAATAACAGATAATTTACAAAACCTAATATACTGCCTTGCAGTAAAACATTTAATGCCAGAAACAAAACCTCAAAGTGAATTTCTATTTTTAAGATTTGATCTCGATAAAGATCTTTTAGGAAATTATGGAAAAGGTTATTTACGCATGGATAAAATCACACCAGAAGAGCTAGAAGGCTTCGAATATCAATTGACTCAGTTTCAAGAGTATTTAGATGGCTTTGATGAAAATGCCGCAATTAGCAACCTTGCAGCTAAACAAGATTTTCCAAGAGATGGAACTTTTGGAGGCCCTTTGGCTTGCGGCAAAGATGGTTATAAAATGTCAAAAGGTCAGCCTGTTTTAGATAAAAATGGAGAGCCTATCAAGGCTTTTATTTGTCCATACAGAAAACCAATGGAATATTATGTTTTAAAGGATTCTGAAGGCAAAATTAAAAAAAGCGCATTTATTGATTGTAAGCACGAACTAGAACCGGAACAAGGTGATGAAATCGTAAAAATGAATTATGACGGATGCCCCCACTGGCAAAAAAAAGAAAAGTTAGACGATTTTCTAGATGTATAAAGCTGCCGGAATATTACTAACCTTTAAAAACTTAATACTTTTGGGAAGAAGGAGCTTGATTTGTCATAATTTCCCAGGGTATTGGTCCATGCCTTGTGGCATGATAGAAGACGGAGAAGATCCAAAGTCTGCAGCGATAAGAGAGGTTTATGAAGAAACTTTAATTAAATTAAATACTTCAAAAGTAAAGTTCATAACTTCTTATAAAATGAAAAAACAAGACGAATTTGCAGTATTTCACTCAGAATTAGATGACTTAATTTTCCCAGATGAAAAATCTCAAGATTTTATTGAACACGATGAGTGGGGATATTATAATATAGAAGAAAATTGTTTACCCACACCGATGACAGCTAATACATTAAATTCAATTTTAAAATTAAAATGAAAAAAATAATAATAACAGGAGTTACAGGCCAAGACGGAAGTCATATGGCAGATTATCTTTTAAAAAATACACAAAACACAATCATAGCGGGAGTAAGAAGATTAAGCGTTAAAAATCATACCAATATTGCGCACCTAATAAATCACCCAAGATTTGAAATTATCGATTTGGACATCACTGATGCCCAGAATGTTTCTGGGGTTATCGCCAAGCATCAACCTGATTATTTTATAAACTTTGCAGCAAATTCTTTTGTCGGCAATAGTTGGTCAATGCCCGCGAATCATATGCAGACAAACACTATGGCTGTACTATATCAGTTAGATTCTATTCTAAAAGACTGCCCACATTGTCGATATTATAATGCTGGAAGCAGCGAAGAATTCGGTGATGTAGATTATTCACCGCAAGATGAAAATCATCCCCTTAAGCCCAGAAGTCCGTACGGAGCTTCAAAAGCCTCCGCTAGACATTTAGTTAAGGTCTACAGAGAATCGTTTAATATTTTTGCGGTACAAGGATGGCTATTCAACCATGAAGGTTCTAGGAGAGGTGAAGAATTCGTTACTAGAAAAATCTCGAAAACTATAGCTTCAATCATTCATTCAATCAATAACAACCAAACTTTCCAGCCGCTTTCCCTAGGCAATCTTGATGCGAAAAGAGATTGGTCTGATGCAGAAGATTTTGTTGAAGGTGTTTGGTTAATGCTTCAACAAGAAAAACCTAAAGATTACGTTTTAAGCTCTGGAAAATGCTTTTCTATTAAAGATTTTGTGAATGAATGTCTCAAGCTTGCTGGCTTAGAAGGTTACTGGCATGGAAAAGGTGTTGATGAAAAATTCATACTAGACAATTATTTAATCGCAGAACACTCTTTAAAGAGCCATGTTATAGTTGATATCAAAAAAGAGTTTTATAGACCAGCAGAAGTTAATTTATTATTAGGAGATCCATCTTTAGCGGAAAAAGAATTGGGGTGGGAAAGAAAAACAAATTTTAAAAAATTAGTGCAAAAAATGTACAACCACGATTACAATTTATTGTGTAACAAATAACTATGGAAAATGAATCTCACTCAGCTAAACGTCCTGGACCAAAGAGTTCAGCGCAAACACCTGCAAAAAAATCAGAAAACAAAAAAGGCTCAGATAAAAATAAGCCAGGAAGCGCGGGAGAAAAAGGTAGTAAAATAACATTCTCAGAAAAAGTTATTGAATCCCTTAAGTCAAAAGTTAAAGAACATAATACCAAATCCAGTAAAAAAGTTACGCTTTCTCAATTAAAGAAAGTATATCGCAGAGGAGCGGGAGCGTTTTCTTCCAGCCATAGACCAGGAAAAACCAGAGGCCAGTGGGCAATGGCTAGAGTCAACACATTTCTAAAAATGGTGAGAGGTGGCAAAGTAAAAGACTCTTATAGAAAAGCTGATCAAGATATCGCAAAAGCTTCTGCAAATATTCTTATAGATGACGGAGTACGCGAAGAGAACTTTCTTACAGAGGAAGATTTTATTGCTGCAAAATTAGATATTTATAATTATCAGTTACAAGAAGATCCAGAATTTACAGACGAAATGTGGAGTACGATTTTTATTGATGTTGATGAATTAGGTTTTGAAGAATATGTTAGCGAAGAAAGTTGGGCAGCAGAAGCCAATAAAGGAAAAAAACTAAACAAACCCTTCAGAACGCCAAAAGGGCCAAAAAAGTTTTCTGTTTATGTTAAAAATGAAAAAGGTAATGTCGTTAAAGTAAATTTTGGTGATCCAAACATGGAAATAAAACGTGATGATCCTGGTCGTCGCAAAAATTTTAGAGCTCGCCATAACTGTTCAAATCCTGGACCAAAAACAAAAGCTCGTTATTGGAGCTGTAAAATGTGGAGTAAAAAAAGTGTTACTAAAGTAACTAAAGGAGAAGAAGAAAAGTCAGAAGAATCTAAAGAATCTTCTGAAGCTGCAGAAGATTACATGAAAAAAGCGTTCATGGATCATTGCGCAAGTTATGACAAAGATTTAGTTAATACAGCAGGAATGGATAAAGATAAAACATATGCTACATGCGCTATGCAATATGATAAAATGAAAAGTTCTTTATATGAAAAAGGAGAAGCGGGTTTAACTGAAAAGCAAAAAAAATTACCTAAGCCAATCCAAGATGCAATCCTTAAAAAGCAAGGAAAAACTTCTGACGCAGGGCTTTGGGAAAACATTCAAAAAAAGAAAAAAAGAATGGGTAAAAATTATAAAGCTGCAAAGCCAGGAGATAAAGATTATCCCTCAAAAGAAGCTATTAAAAAAGCTCAATCTAAAAAAATGAAAAAAGATTATGCTACAGAAGACTTTGAGCCCCACATGATGTATGACCCCAAGACAGGAAAAGGCTATAAAGCTAAAACTTTAGAGGATCATCTTAAAATGAAAAAAATGGGGTACACTCACGAAAAACCTGAAAAATAAATATTGGACCTTATACAAGGAAAAGATAGAGTCGTACTAATACTCTCTCACTTTTGGACCCCAATTAATATTACTACAGCTAAAGAGGGAATCCGAAAATTAATATCTTGCGGATCAATATCTAACAAACATCCTTCTATCAAAGTTTTATCTCAATCAGGAGAACCGCTGTATTGGGAAGAATGGGTGGATGAAGAGCGTGCAACTTATTATAAAAACCAGCCATTTATATCTTCATCAAATAAACTGTACCCAGTTCCCACTATATTGCTGACTACCGCTAAATGGGTTTATCAAACAAAACAGAAGCCAAATTTAAGATATTTATATAAAAGATATAAAGGTCGCTGCCAGATTTGTGGAGACAAGTTTGAAATAAAAGATACAACAATAGAGCACATATACCCAAAAAGTAAAGGTGGCACAAAAGAGAGTCATAACGTCACACTTACCTGCCAACCATGCAACTCTAAAAAAGCAGCAATATATCCATATAAAAATCATCAAGGAGAGGACCTAAAGCCTTCTTACCCCTATCCTTTCTTCCATCCTTTTCAAAAAGAGCGCGCAGAATGGAGGAATTTTCTTTTTAAAAAATAATTGGCATAAGTTTTGCAAATATGGGTTATAATATTTTAACCCTTAACACATTAACATTATGTCATATTACTTCAAAAAAAATTACAGACCAAAATCAAGTCAAACAAAAACAACTTATAATAGTTTATTAAATGATTTATTCTTACATTTTACTGATAAGGATACAGACTTTTTTAACGAACTAGATGATTACCCTATTCAAGCAAATGTTTTATCGAAAGAAAATGCAGTATTGATTGAATTAATGACTCCAGGAATACCCAAAGAAGATATTGCAATTGATTGCGAAAATAATAAACTTGTGGTTTCTTACAAGACACCAAAAGAAACTTCTGTTGACGGCGAATACATTCAACAACAAATATTTAAAGATGGATTTAAAAACACATTCAAACTAACCACAGAGCTAGATCAGGATAAAATATCCGCAAAGATGAACAATGGTATTCTAGAAATCACAATACCAAGAAAAAAGAACAAGTCAAAAAATAATATTAAAATTACTTGACATTAATTATAAATAATGTATAATCCTACTTTAATTATGAAAAAACTATTAATTACAATCAGTGCCATTACGGCTTCTTTTATTAACGCGATCCATGCTGGATCTGGCTCAGTATCCTTAGGTTACGGGACAGACGCATTCAACCAAGGATCTATTCTTGCAGATGAAAGCTTATCTGCTGCAGTGTCCTATAGCGCAGAAGTCGGAAATTTTAGCGCAGAAGGTTCAGTATCAACTGTCGATGAGCTTTCTAATGGCCAGAGCCTTTATGTTTTCTCTGGAGGAGTCTCTAAGCAACTCGGAGAACTTCTTGATGTATATGTAGGGCTTCAACACGAAGAAATTATTGATGGCGCAAGTCAGCTTGATGCAGTAATCAGAGTAGGGCTCGATTATCATTTATCCCCATACTTCTTAATTCTCAGAGATACAAGTGATAATAATTATGTATTTGAAGGTGGAGCATCTCATTCTTTTAACCTTAACTTTGCATCTCTTACTCTAGCTGGATCTTTAGGTAATTCAGATAGGTATGGTATTGAAGATAATGATTACTATACATTAGAGACTTCAGTATCCAAGAGTCTTTCGGATTCAGTTGAGGCGTCCATTGGTTACGCTTATGTAGATTCTGACTCGATCGATAGTGAAGATTTGCTATCTGCTGGCCTTACATTCTCTTTCTAATTTAATTATGAAAAATACAATAGATACAATCAAAAATTATGCAGGAGGAGTTACAAGTGTCCTGCTCTCTATTATCGGATTGCTCGTTGTCGCCCAAGTCGTATTTGGCGCAGGAGCACCCATTAATGTTATCGGCAACCTTCAGGATGTTGTCACAGGATTCGTAGGAGAAGGAGCTTCCTTAGCGGGAATTATCACTCTTTTACTTATCGTTGCGCTTTTCAAGCAAAAAGAAGGACAAGGCGGTTAGAGTAATCGGTCGATGTTTATATCAGCCACCCAGAAATGGGTGGCTTTTTTGTGTAATAATATATATTAAACAATATAATCTATTATGAGAAAACTACTTTTATTATTAATATCATCAATTTATTGCTTCGCAGATACATTATACTTTAATAACGGAAAAGATTTAAAAGGAGATATTCTTGAAGCAAATGCTACTCATGCGCTAATAAAAAGAGCAAGTGATTTGCAGTTATTTAGAATAGCAATAGATTCTCTTACAGAAGATAATCAAGCTTATATCAAAAACAACTTTCCGCCAAGCCACGAAGCTTTGCCTAAATTTAAAAAACCACTATCAGATAATGATTTAAATACTCACGCTAAGTATATTGATAGTTTAATCGAAACAAAATTAAGATCATATAATCTTAGACCAAACAAAGAAGTTAATGATGCTACATTTTTACGCAGATCATATTTAAAAATTATTGGCAGAACTCCATCCTTAACAGAAGTAGATGCTTTTTTAAATAGTAAAGACAAAAATAAAAGGTCAAAATTAGTAGATCAATTATTAGGCAGTGAAGGATATGTAAGTCATTGGTTCAACTTCTGGGCAGATATACTAAGAATGAAAGATAGATTAAATAATAGAGTATCAGGTATACCATATAAAAATTATGTAAAAGAATTTATATCAAATAATAGACCATATGATGTTTGGGTTAGAGAAATGCTTTCATCATCAGGTCCACTATGGGAAAGAGGAAATGAAGGAGTTAGTTATTTTGCGCGAGATGTAAACATGCCTCTCGACAATATGGCCAATACAGTTCGCATCTTTCTTGGGACTAGCCTCGAATGCGCCCAGTGCCATGATCACCCATTTGATCGCTGGACACAAAAACAATTCTACGAAATGGCTGCTTTTACAAGCGGTTCAACAAACCTCAGAAGAAGAGGTGTTGATAATTTAGGTCAATTTAATAGATTGGTTAATACAGAACAAAGAAGGCTAGAGCAAGCAGGAGAAACTCAAAAATCAAGACAGTTAAGAAACGATTCTAGATCTATTCAAGATATTTTACAGACAGGATTAGATAGTTTAGGTTCAGGAAAAATTAATTTACCAAATGACTATCAATATGATAATGCAAAGCCGAGCGAAATGTTATCTGGAAAAACAATTTTCGGAAAAGAAATTGATATTAAAACAAAAGCTCCTCAAGCGGGTTCTAGAGAAATTTATGCAAATTGGCTTGCAACAGATTCAAATCCTAGATTTACAGCTGTTATTGTAAATAGGTTATGGAAAGAAGTTTTTGGACTAGCTTTAATTGAGCCAATTGATAACATGTTTGATGATACATTAGCTACAGATCCAAAACTTCAGCTACATTTGGAAAAAGTTATGGTAGCTTTAGATTACGATTTAAAAGAGTTTCTGAGGGTTTTATACAACACAAAAACTTTTCAGCGTCAATCTGTAATAAGAGATGTCATCCCAAAAGATAATAAAGATCAATCTATGCCTGTAGATGTAAAATGGATTATCGCAGGACCAAATACCGAAAAACAATCTCACAACGCGATTCCATATTTTTATCAAGGGCCAATGCTTGAAAGAATGAGTGGCGAACAAGTCTGGGATTCATTAGTAAATTTAACGTTTAACGATATAGATTCTAGAAAACTTCAGCAAAACATAAAGGGCTACGAAGACTTCCAAAACTTTTCGGCAATGACTGGTGAAGAATTATTTCAAGATCTTATGGCCAAAATAAATAAAACCGAAAGGCCAAAAACAGCAAATAAACCAAAATTCACAGAACCAATAAATACAGATTGCCCAATTAAACCAGGCAGAGCTATTGATCCAACTTTATTAGCTCTTAATGAAAACGGAGAGACGGTTGCATTTTGCTGCGAATCTTGTGTTGATAAATTTAAATCCCAGCAACAAACGAAGAAAGACGATTACAAACAAAACTTTGTAAAAGATCGTAATTCCGTAAGAGCTTCTGAATTATCCTCTCCTGCTCCCGTAGGACACCTTATTCGTGAGTTTGGTGGTTCAGATAGGGAACAGATCGAAAACTCAAACAAAAGCGCCTCTGCAACCCAGGTGCTCAATTTGCTTAACGGTTTTGTAGAAACAAGGTTATTAAAAAATAAAAACTTTGAAATTATTAAAGCAGTGCAATCTCAAAAATCTCTAGATGATAAAATTAAAGTTGGATTTAGATATATTTTAAATAGAAATCCATCCTCAAAAGAAATATCATTATTTAAATCGTCATTAAAAGACAAGAAAGAGGTATATAAAGAAATAATCTGGACTTTAATAAACACACACGAATTTATATTTATAAAATAAAAACTAAAACCAAATAAAATTATGAAAGTAGATGAATTAGGAAGAAGAGAATTTATTGCGTATGCCGCAAAAGCGTGCTTCGGAGTAGGCTTAATGCCTATGGCCGGAGCTTATATACATAACAATGTTAGCGCTCTTGAGCCTGCATCTAGAATACCAACAGCTAGACACGTTATATATTTAAATATGTCAGGAGCTATGTCTCATCTTGATACTTTTGGTCCAAAGCCTGATGCGCCAGATATTCAGGGACCGACAAAATCTATTCCAACTAGTGCAGACGGAGTGATTTTATCAGAAAATTTACCGAAAACCGCACAGTTTATGCATCATGGCGCAATTATTAAAACCATGAATACTAGTCAGGGAGCTCACGAACAAGCGAGTTATCTTATGCATACCAGTTACCTCAAAAGAGGGACTATTGTACACCCAACATTTGGCAGTTGGGTTTCTAAACTTGGAGGTCCAATAAATAGAACCATTCCATCCAATATTAAAATTGGAGGAGGAGGAGGTGGAGCAGGATTTTTAGAATCTAAATATGGCGCCCTACCAATCAATAATCCATCCGCAGGATTATCTAATAGTAAAATGGCATCATATCTAGATCATGAGCATTTTCAAAGCAGAATATCTATCGCAGAGGCATTAAATGAAAATTTTTCTACTCAATTCCCTCAAAAACAAGTTAGAGCTTATTCAGACTTATATAAAGATGCAGTTAAATTGATGAATAGTGATGATTTAAACGCTTTTGATATTACTAAAGAGTCGCAAGCGACAGGCGAACTTTACGGTCAAACTAATTTCGGAAAAGGTTGTTTATTAGCAAGAAGGTTAGTTGAAAACGGCGTAAGATATGTCGAAGTAACGCGAGGAGGATGGGATACACATGATAATAACTTTGATAGGGTAGCAGCGAATTGCGCAGACATAGATCAGGCTTTAAGCGGATTACTTTTTGATTTGAATAGAAGAGGCCTTCTTTCAGAGACCTTAGTGGTGTTAACCTCTGAATTTGGAAGAACCCCGAATATTAATGGTAGAGATGGAAGAGATCATTGGCCTTATTGCTTTACTGCATTTCTTGCAGGAGGCGGAATCAAAGGCGGCACAACTTACGGTGAAACTGACAAAACAGGAAGATCTCCTACAGAAGGTAAACCAATTAAACCAGAAGACTTGAATGCAACTATCGCTCATACTTTAGGTTTACCTCTAAATGATTACCAATATTCCCCATCAGGAAGACCGTTTACAATAGCGCACAAAGGAGAGCCTTTACTAGATATCTTAGCATAAAAAAAGCCCCCATTCGGGGGCTTGAACATTTCTTTTGGAGTTGTTCGAAACTAAAAATCGTCTTCTAGAGATCCGCTTTGTTGATATTCCCTAACTCTTCTCTCAAAGAAATTGCCCATAGCTTGTACATCAACCACCTCACTAAGCCAAGGGAAAGGGTTTTTGTCGCTAGGAAAACGGTAATTAAGACCTATACCTTCTAATCTGCGATTACCAATGTAATGCATATAATCAACAAACATATCAGCGTTTAAACCCAGTATTCCTGTCGGCAGCACATCGTGGGCATAAGCTATTTCAAGCTCAACAGCTTTTTTCATATGATCCACAAATTCATCTTGAATTTCCTGAGTCCAAATTTCTGGATTTTGATCTATTAATGTATTAATTAAGTAAGTTCCGAAAGCAATATGTGAGCTTTCATCTCTCAAAGTATACTTGATTTGATCAGAAATTCCTTGTAGTTTATTCTGCCTTCCTAAAGCCAAGAGCATTGCAAAGCCGCTGAAGAAAAAAGTGCCTTCACACACAATCCAATAAGTTAAAAAGTTTCTTAAAATTTCTTGTTTTCCTTCTGTGGTATGAGCATTAAAGTCTTGGCGGCTAATATCGTTAGTGATTTCCATTAAGAAATCGTCTTTAGCCTTAATACTTGGAATCGTTTCGTATGCAGCAAAAACTTCTTCTATATTTAGATCAAGACTATCGCACACATATACTACCGTAAGATTGTGAAGACTTTCTTCAAAAGCTTGGCGAAGAATGTACTGACGACACTCAGCGTCAGTAATAAATCTAAAAGCCGAAAGAAGAAGGTTATTGCCAACCAAAGACTCAGATCCCGCAAAGAATCCAAGGCAGCGTTTAACGAGTAATTTTTCATCTTCTGTGATTTCATCGTTTTTCCATTGTTTAATATCGTTTTGCATACTGATTTCAGTAGGCATCCAGTTATTCGCACAACTTTTTAAAAATAAGTCCCACGCATATTTATGCTTGTGAGGTAAAATTCTATTTACTCCAGCAATGTTCTCGGTTAATAATTCTCCTGTTTTAGTTTCCATATAATAATAATAATACCAAATTAATATAACGATGTCAATTTTAATTTAGATTAAAAATTATATCAAGAAGATACGGATACTTCGTGAATTCTCATACCCCACCTTTCGGTACCGGAGTTACCTGACATATTAAAAATTCCAAGAAGAATTTCTTCAATTCCTCCTGTAAAGTTTATGTTGTAATTAAACGTTTTCTCTACTACTCCGCCGTCCCACTTCATCCATCTTGATGCATGAAGAGTATATGTACGAACATTTGGATTATACCATTTTGTATTATAATGCAAAATTGAAGTTCCATTAAAAGCTTGATCGGATCTTCTCGAACACAAGAAATGACCTGGTGAACTACGATCACTCGAATACTGACTGGTATCGAAAGTAGAAAACTTCACGCTGATCGTGCCAGAGTCTACGTTGCTGTCTATTGCTATTTTTTCCCATACGGATGTAGCCCAATTTTGTATGAAATAGTCTCCTGCGTACGTGTTTGGATTTCCGTCAAACATCTTTTGTTTATTTGTTGACGAAGGATGATAATAGCCATGTCCATGCCTGCTGAAATTCCCAAAACTTTTATTGTTTGAACCTCCAGCATCGCCGCCTGGAGTTGTATAGGTTGAGCTATAGTTCCACCCGCTATAACTTGAACTTTGAATACTTTTTACAGCAGGCAATTCGACATTTTGAGATCCAGTGATGACTTCAGAATCTAAGATTTCTTCTCCGTTCACAATATTTAAGGCTCTGAAGTACAAAGTCTTAGTTCCTTCGGAAGAAAAAAGAATATCATATGCGTCAGACGATGTTAAGGTTTTATATAAAGATCCATCAATGGAATATGCCCACCCGTCAAACCTTGCGGGTATAGTGGGTGTTGCAGTGATTGTGTAAGCTTTATCATTAGATAGAGCTACAGATAGATCATTTCTCGGCACGTTTACATTTGCAATTTTATTCATTAGTAATTATTTCATTTAAAAATTTTTGATCCCAATCGACTTCAGGAATTTCTTCATCATCATTCATAAAAAAAGCTACCGTTACAGCAGTAATTAATACAACAATTACAATCGGTATAATAAATTTATTTTTTTTCTTTGGTTTAAGCTCTGGCTTGGGCTCTGGCTTGGGCTCTGGCTTGGGCTCTGGCTTGGGCTCTGGCTTGGGCTCTGGCTTGGGCTCTGGCTTGGGCTCTGGCTTGGGCTCTGGCTTGGGCTCTGGCTTGGGCTCTGG